ACTCACAAGGTTAGATATGATGAGTTTGTATTTGTTGAAGGAAATGGTGTTGGTGAGATTCAATTTCCCTATGAGGGACTTTATACCTATGGTGTTTATCAACAAACACAAGGTTCTGGTAACTTGAATCCACAATATTCTCAAGGGATTATTGAAGCAGGACAAGCACAAGTTATTGTTCAATCGGCAAACACTACAAATGATTATTATATTGAGTATGTTTCAAACAATGAATATAACTCAAACTATATCTTTGCCCCCAATGAAATTAACCCCTGATTATTAGACAAAAAAATTATATTTAATAGTATATGGAAGAACAAAACAAAGAAGATTTATTAAGGGTCTTTAACTTTGCAGTAGCCAGAGTTCCAATTATTGAAGAACAAATCCAAACTAATGTAAGATTACCTTACATTTTTTATGGTATTGCCAATCTTGCTCCACAAGAACTTATTAGATTATTTAATAGTTCTCCGACCCACAGAGCGTCTATAATGTCTAAATGGTATGGTGTTAGGGGAGAAGGTATTTCGTTGAAGGACGGGGACGATAATAGGTTACAAATGGTTAATTCTGCTGGTGATTCAATGTATGACCTTTGGAATAAATGTACTTTGGATTTTATCCTTTATGGAGCCTTCAGTATAAATGTTGTTTGGAAAAGAGATAGAGAATTAGGATTTGAAATGTATTCAATGGATACATCAAAATTAAGAGCAGGTAGAGCTGATATGGATGACCATGTTAAAGATTACTATTTCTCATCTGATTGGGCATTCCCAAAAAAGTTTGTTCCAAGAAAAATCGCATCATTTAATGTTGCAAACGAAGAACCTTCACAAGTTTTTTATTATACAACACATAGCCCTGGTAATGAGTATTACGCTACCCCTACATATTGGGGTGGTTCTACAGCAGTTGCCACAGAAGTTGAGGTTTATAACTGGTGGCATTCAAACATCATTAACGGATTGAACCCATCACTATTTGTTTCATTGAATAGTGGTATTCCTTCCCCTGATGAAAGAGAACAAATCTACCAAACCTTAACAGCAAAATACTCATCATCAAATAATCCTGGTAAGTTAATGTTAACATTCGCCAATTCAAAAGAAGAAGCACCAGAGATTACAACCATTTCTCCAAATGGTTCAGACAAGATGTGGATTGAAATGAACACAGCAGTTCAACAAGCAATCCTTACATCACATCAGATATCTTCACCTGAATTATTGGGTATTCAAACCCCATCTGCTCTTGGTACTCCAAATCACTTGGAGGCTCAAGACCACTTCCAACACTTGGTTATTAAACCAATTCAAGAAGAGATTAAAAAGGTATTTGAAAAATTATTATTATTAAGAGATAAAATACCAGCAGAACTTGAAATCAAACAATTTGAAATGGTTACAATTCCTGATGAAAAACCAGTTGATACCGTTGATGTTAATAAAACAGAAACAGTTGATAATACAGATAAACCAATAGAATAATTATGGGTGGCTTAATTCCTCAAAATGTCTTACTCGTTAGTGAGACAAAGATTAAAAACTTTACAGACATTGACCAAAATGTTACCAGTGCGGTATTACTTCCATTTATATCTGTTGCTCAACAAACAAAACTGGAATACATTATTGGTGGAAGATATTACAGACAACTTTTAGAACAAGTTTCAGGTAATACTTTAACTCAAGCAAATGAAAACTTCTTAACTTACTTTGCTCAACCATTGGTATTATGGGCGGCTTATGCTGAATGTTTACCATCAGTATGGGGTCGTATTAAGAACAATGGTATTGTGAATGGAGCAGAACAATCTGTTACATTAAAAGAGATGCAATGGTTTGTTGAAAAGGCTGAAGAGAGAAGCCAATTCTTTGAAGCAAGAATGATTGAACAAATCATTTGGAACTCAAACTTATATCCATTGGTTTTCAATTATAATACAAATGATGGTATGATGCCACATCTTGGTAAGAACTACTTTAGTGGAGTTCATTTAACCAACGGTAGATATTCAGGTTATGAGATTGCTGTTGGAATGAGAAGAGCTGGTATTGGTTATTATTCAGGACCAGAGTTTGCTTGTTTATACGGAGGTTGTTAATTATGAGTGAAGGAACAATTTTAATTATATCAAATGCTTTAACAGCCATTGCTGGTTGGTTTCTTGGTCGTAAAAAAAGTGATGCAGAGACGGATAATATGGTTTTAAAAAACCTTGAATTGTCTATTGGTTTATACAAGAACATTATAGATGACTTGAAAAATGAAATACACGAACTTAATATTAAGGTTCAAGACCTTGAAAAAAAGGTTGATGACTTGATGATTGAAAACAGAAAACTTAAATCAAAAATATGAAAGAAGAGATTATACTACATTTAATTCATTGCCAGACACAAATTAGATTAAACCATTGGTCAACCTTTGGTGATGCGGAACATAGAGCTCTTGGTGAGTTATATGAGTCATTAGATGGACTTATAGACACCTTTGTTGAGACAATGATTGGTAAGCCTGAATACGGTAGACCAACATACGATAATGACTTTTCAATAGGGTTTAATGACCCATCTGTTGTTGATATTAAAATATATTTAGCCAAGTTCAAAGAGTTTTTATATTCTTTAACAGGACAATTAAATCCAGTTAGTGATACTGACTTATTGAACCAAAGAGATGAAATACTTGGAGCAGTAAATCACACATTATACTTATTAACATTAAAATATTAACCAATGCCTGTGCCAAAACCATCACCAGAAGAGAATTACGATGTCTATTTAAGTAGATGTATTAAAGCCATCTATGATGAGTATGGACACGAACAGGCAACTGCAATTTGTAGCTCACAATGGGCAAATAGAAATATGAAACAACAAGAAGAAATCTTTGTGTTAACCCCAAAGAAACACGAGAACAGAGGTAGTTATTTATCAAGATGTTCTGCTCATACAAAAATGAGGTCTCAATTCCCTAATATGAAAGAAAGAATGGGAACTTGTCTAAACGCATTCAATGCTTATTACAAATATTGGAGTAAGTTAGAAGAGTTTACAGAAGGAACTGCCATTGGTGATTGTATTGCAAAAGAAAAAGCCAAGGGGTTTGATTATCGTGAAGCATACCAACATTGTGCCAGTAAGGTTGTTGTTACTCCTGGTCCCATTGTATTATCTGATGAGGACAACTTAATCGTTGAACCTGTTGCAATGGAAGAAACACCAGTTAGTGTGGATTTTGATGATACCTTCAACACAGAGCGTGGAAAAGAATTAGTCCAAAAACTAATTGATGATGGTATGATTGTTCATATCATTACAAGAAGACAACAATCAGCATCTAAAGCTGTTTATGACCTTGCAACTGAATATGGTATTCCAAGAGATAGAGTCCATTTCACCAACGGAAAACTTAAGTGGGAAATGATTAAAGCGTTGGGTATCAAAAAACACTATGATAATAACCCTGACGAAATTAAAGCAATTATGGAAAACTTACCAGAGGTAATAGCTGAAAAGTTTTTTGATTAAAGTTGATTACCAAGATACTATTTTCTATATTTAGTATTAGAATGGTCGGGGGATATCGCTGTTTTATTTTTTTTTTATTCTGAATGTCTCTATTTATCTACACAATCCCCCACCTTCTTTTTTATATCTAATGTCCCATCATTAAGAATTCCAATCTCCTAAAAAAAGATTGGTTTTTTTTTGTCTATTCGCTTGACTAATATACCTACCTATACTATACTTATAATATAAATAAGATAGATATGGAAACAATTAAAAACTTAAATGAATGGAATGTTGATAGCATCCTTGAAGTAAAACCTAAAACCGTTAAAGAAGTTATAACAACTCTTTTGGATGACGAGTGGTTTGATAAAATGTCTACCTGTGGATTGACCTATGGTGAAATAAACGAATTAGAAAAATATAACAAATAAGAATATGGCACAAAGTAAAGAAAGACAAATCGCATCACAATCAAGTATGAAACTTGTATTGGACTGGAGTACATCCTGTAACAAATGTTTAACAATGAAAGAACTGGTAGGAATGTCGGTTGTTCTTGTTGACTATGTTGAAAATGGATACTCAAAAGAATTGGGTGATAGGTTGGATAAAATCCAAGACCACATAGACCATAAAAAAAAGTAGTTCTACTCCCATCTACTATTTCCCTCAACTCAAAAAGTTGGGGGTTTTTTTTTAAAAAAAGTTTGGCAGTATCAAAATAATCAGTATCTTTGTGGTATGGAAAACTACACAGAACTAATTACATCTCTTTTGTCTGATTCAGACACCTATCACAAATTACACGATAACGGGATTGTTCAACCAATCTATTGGTCTGAAGACAATACAGGCAACATCAACTTTGATATTGAATCAATTAGAGAGGAGTTTGAACGACTTATCTATTTGATGGAAGAACATAACGAAAACTCTGATTTTGATTGGGATAATATGTAAAAAAGATTTTGTAGATTAAAATATTATACATACCTTTGTAAGACACTTAAGAACTAAAGAGATGAAAAGATTGAAAAAAGGACCTAAATACTTTGTTACATTAGATGTTGTTCCATGTTACAGAGACAATGAACTTGAAAAAGGAAGACACATCCTCCCAAAAGGATTGGATTACACAACAACAAACTCTCAATACTTGACCAATGGTGACCTTTACTTTGAGTTGTGGGACGACCAGGGATATATTGGAACTTATGTTATTTATCAACAGTTCCTTAATCTCATTAAACCATTATCAAAAAAAGATTTGGTAGTATCAAAATAATCAGTATCTTTGTGGTATGAAAATCAACAATAAAAAAATATTATCAAGTCAGATTAGCAATATGTATTGTGTAATCCAACAATTTAAAACTAACAATCCTGTCGTTATTGAGCGTTGGACTAACCGATTTGGTTATACCTATGAAATGATTGTAAATGAAACAAACAATCTTATCCAACAATACAATAAAAAATACGGAAAAAGATTTGGTAGTATCAATCCTGTAATGTAATTTTGTAAGACACTTAAAAAATAGATAGATATGAACTACGCAGTAATTAACACTCCGAACGGAATTAAAGGAAGTAAAACCTTGAACGACTTGGCTTCTAAATTAAAAAAGAAGTATTCTAAATCACCTAACATCAAGATTGGTTTTGATATGGGGTTTGATGGTGTATGGGAACTTATTATCCAAAACACTAAAACAGACAATGCTATGGTTCTTAAACCTTCTAACAGAGCCAAAGACGCTACAGAAGTATTTGGATACTTCAAGTCATTCTCAACTCAACCAGTAGAAGATGAATTGGCTTGTGTTAGAAACAATCAACTTGAAGATGCTTGTATTCGTATTATCTCTTTGATGTCTAAAAAATAATTTTTGTAGATTAAAATATTATACATACCTTTGTAAGACACTTAACAACTAAAAAAAATGAACGAACTAATTTCAAGATTTACCGAAGCCGAAAAACATTTTATTGATGGTATCACTAATTTGTTTTGTTATGGCATTTATCCTTCTAATGATTATGAAGATGTAATTGATGTATCACAACTTTCAACTAAAACATTGTTTTCATTATTTGATTTTTGTGTTCAAAGAATGATTGATGTTCCAGGATTACAAATGGAGATTACACGCAGACATGATAGAATGATTGCTTGTGATAGCGATTTTGAACCTGATGAATTGTATGATGATTTGTATGGTAAATTATTCAATGAGTATGAAGATTTCTTTATTGATTTAAAAAAACATAACTAATCTTTTGTGTTCATAATAAAAAGAGCCCCACTCACAAGGTGGGGTTTTTTATTTATAATCAGGGTTAACATCACCATTACACAAATACAAATTATCTGAATTTGCTGGTCGTTTTTTTGGTTTCATTTGTTTGGGAATTTTAGCGTTCCATTTGTCCAAGAATTGTTGGTGGATATCACCATCCTTACAATCATAGCCCAGACCTCGTAGGAAGTCGTACATTGAACGATATTGTTCTTGGTTGACTCCATACAACCTGAACCAATTTTTGTCGTATGTGTCCTTTAATTCAGGTTCTTTAATATCGGATATTCTCCTCTTTAATTTTGAGCATCTTTTACAAATGTTTAATCTACCACTTTTAATGTTTTTTGATTCGTAGTACTCGGTAATTGGTTTGTCTATATTACAAACTCTGCATGTTTTATTTTCTTCCATAACAATAAATATGCTGAAAAATAAAAAAAGTTAAGCTGTCTTGAAACTTTTAGTAAATGTCCCTATACTTATAGATATAAAATAAAACAGAATGAAAAAAAAATATGTAAATGAAGACCAAGAACTAATTAGGACAATTCTTGGTAAAGACAAATTCTTAATGTTGAATATCAATATGATTAAACATTTAAGTCCTAACGGTGCTTGTTTCCTAACTTATTTGTTAGATAAAGCAGAATACCTATTAAATTCAAAACTTATTTCTTCGTTGAATGATAGTTTTTATATTTTTAGAAGAGATTTTAGAAAAAACCTATGTTTATCAGATTATCAACAAAAGTTAATTGAGACAAAATTAAAAGAATTAGAAATTATTACTGTAGTTGAAAAAAGAGAATCAGGTGAAACTTGGAATGAATATAAAATAAACATTTATAAAGTTTTTGAACTACTTGAACAAGATTGTTAATGACCCCCTTAAAAAACTTAACCCACCCCCTAAAGAAACTTGAGGCTGATACTATATCATATAACTATATTAGTTTAAATAATAATATAGTAATATAGTATAGAACCCCCTTAAAAAATTTAACCCACCCTATGAAAAATTTAGAAAACATACCAGAACGATTCCATATTTTATTTGAATCAGATTATAATGCGGGGATTGATAGTAAGATGAAATCCCTTCAACGAGGAGCCTTAAATGATTTATTCCTTGAATATAATAAATGGAATATTCAACAAGCGATTGATAAACTAAAACCAATAAAAGAAGAAGTTATTAGAGGCTTCATTGATTAACCATGTTAGGATTCAATTTAGAGGATTTATTGGATGATAGGTATGATATAGACATTAACAACTATTGGACTCTTACAGAGGACGATAAAGACCGAATAACGGATATTGTAGTAACGAATGTATTAGTTCAATTATCTTTAGCTCCTGACTACTACCCAAGATATATGGAATTATTAAATGATTCAATTAAAGTGGCTGGTGAACTTGAACAATATGAAAAAGCAGAAATGTTAAATAGAATGAAAAAAAGATTTTTAGAAATAAAACCTTTATAATATTGATTATAACCGATAGATAACTATACTTATATTATAAATAAAACATTATGATAAAAAACCCAGTAGAAAAAAAGATTTACGATTACATTATGTCCGATATTGCGGCTAATGGAAAGAATTATTCAACATTAACAAACACAGAAATGTGTTTAGCATTACAAATATCTCCATTCACTGTAAGAGATAAAGTAATCAAACTTTATAAAGCAAATTATTTAGTAGCCATCACTGACCATTGGGATGAGAATAACAATTACTTCAATAGAAAACTATTAAAGGGTAATGTTATTGGATAAAACGCTAATAA